AACAATGTCCTTCAGCGACATGCCAATGTTCGCTGCGGTCAAAATGCCGTTGCATGGTCAGGGTTTGTCCTGGATTAATAGTAAGCTCTTTAACCTTAGTACCCAGCACTTCGTGTAATATACGGTAGTAACCCCAAGGACGATCTGTCTTGGGTGCTTTCCATTCTTCTAAGATCCAACTACTTGAATTCTTTTTGTCTATGCCGCCAACCCCAAACACAAATTTGACATTAGATTCTGACATCTCCGGTATATTTTCTGCTGTGCGATCACCACCGTTGGCAAATATGATTTCGCTATTAGGATACATGATCTTGACGTTACGTATGGCTTCTATAGCATGATCTTCTGTGTCATTAAACAATATACAATGATCTACCATACGGAGATTTTCAATGATCTGAACACGCTCATAGCTGGGCATGAACTCGCGACCTTTCTTGCGTCTGAGCCAACTATCGCTATTAACTCCAACTACTAGGACGTCACCCAGACGTTTGGCCGCACGGAAGTATTCTATGTGTCCTGAGTGTAAAGGGTCAAATCCGCCCGTGCATAGGACCACTCTATTTACCATGTTTATAACTCTTTCTGGTAGGTGGAGTGCTCTTAATCGTTAATGGTTTAAGTACCGGAGTTTCTTTTGATTTAGGTGCGGCTTGCGCAACTGTTGTTTTATTAGAACGTGTAGTTTCATTCAATGTTCCTGTCGTTTCTGTAGCTGGGGGAAATTCCATACGTTGACTCTGATAATCAATAAAATACAATTCTTTGTCTAACCACGGCATGCAGATTTCTTCTTGTTTAAGAAATCCATTAGCATTTACACTATCTACTATTGTAGGATGTAATAGATTTTTATCTGCCAGATCAAACCATGTAGTTGTTAATGGATCCATTGGTGCTATGTCTGTTTTATATACTGCCATGTTGATCCACGGATCTTGGAATTTCTTTAGTAAATATGCATCGCGACAGTCAAACCCATTGACGGCTAGCATATAAATTAAATTAATTGGATTGTAATGAAAATAACATCCGCTATAGCCTCTGCTATAATGTTTATTATATTCAATACCAGTATGTTGAGGTACACTAAGCAACAACATGCCATTAACAGTCATATAGCTATTCCACATGCGAAGAGTTTCTAATGGATTTATACTATATTGTAAACTATCGTGAGCCCATATGAGGTCTATACTAACAGGAAATAAGAATTGTCTATCATAAATGTCATGTACTTTATGAATATTTTTTAGATCTGGGACTTGTCTCAGACGATCAGCATTATTGTCAACAGCAAAACAATTAAAATTATAAGGTTCTGGTGGGTCATTATAATTTTCTAAGGTAGCCCACCAATGGACGTCTTCACCTGTACCGCAACCTAGATCCGCTACATGTCGCAGGCTTTCTAAGAACGTATCATATTGTCGTATAGTTTCTAATATACTTAAACTATGTCTAGCCAATTGATGCATCCTCCATACCTGCTGTTCTTAAGCGTGTAACGTGTCCTAGCATGAAGTTCTTGCTTTCAAGTCCTTTCATTATGCCTAACCACTTGTTGCGTAAGAGTGCCACTTCGTTAATGATAGTTTCAAAGTCAATGACTTCATCTTCACCGTCTACATACTTTTCAGCGTCGCGACTAGTTAAAGCACGAGCGTATCCTTCTAGATACTTTTGGAAGTGTTTCTTGCGTATTTTTCTTAACTGAATGTTGAGGTAATTAAGAACTGCTTCAATCTCTTGTAGCTGATTAAAACGTCGTTCTGTAATTCCGGGCAGGCCAGCAAGATTCTTTTCTATGTTACCATAGACTCCAACTTCCTTTCGTGCGTCTTCTAGTTCCTTTTCATAATGTTGAATAAAATCAGGAATACTACCTAAACTTGCTACTACGCGACTATACCACATGTTCATACCTTCCTAACCATGGAAATACAGTTCTCCAATTGGTTCCTCTTCTACGATCTTTTTCATTTAAAAATATAATTAGATTTGCAATTTCTTCATTATTTTGCTCTGACTGTAATATCTGATTTAAAATACCTTCCATATATTCATATGCTAATATATTTTCTTCAGAATCTCTAGGAAGCAAGGAAAATATTTTTTTTGCATCTTGCGCAAACTCTTTACCAAATATTTCACCTTTCATATATGACGGACCAGGAGTAACTCCGCTAAACCAATGTCCAACGTGTCTGTTTTTACGCCAGCTGGATAATTTTAATAACAATTCTGGCATAGTTTTTATAGTCAATACTGATATAGTCTGATTTATATTTAAATGGATCCATTTGGTTTCTAAAAGTAAGTTAAAGTTTTCTTCCCATTGATCAAGTTTTATCCCCCATCTGGCGTATTCCTGTTCGGCTCCCCAACAGTCAATGCTACAGGTTATATCTATTCTTTTTAACTTTCTATTGGTTAATAACTGTTTAAATTTTAAAATAAAGTTCTCTAAAGTTTTTTTTGGAACCATTAGATTAGTCACTATATTAAGCTCGCATTCTGGATTGGGATTCTTTTCTATCATATCTAATAACTTATCAAATTCTTTCTGATATAAAGGTTCTCCACCTAATATATGCAAGCGTTTTAACGTAGAGAATCCTGTTTCCATCCATTGCCAAAAATATGGCATTAGATCTTTAAAATGATTAGTACCATTGGTTAATATTACTCCTTTCTGTGAAAATTCGCCAAATTTTTTATTTTCGGACTCAATAGTAGAACTCAATGATCCATCTGAGGGACAATATAAACACCCTAAATTACAGGCATTATTAAAATACACTTCAAGTATCGTTGGAGATACTATAGTTGCTTCAGAATTTATTTCAAGTTCAGTTGGGGATAAATTTGGTATAGATAGATGTCTGATTCTGTCACTTACTCCTCCTATTTCTTCAATTTTTCGACAGTACCCACAGCTTTCCTTAGGCCAATTTCCCTGCAACATTTGTTGCCGATTACTAAGTTTCAAAGGTGTATTATGAAAATTGCTAAAATTTTCAGGGGTGATCTCTGAATACGCAGTTCTATGACAACTGCCAGTGATGCCACTATTTAAATATATAGTGCTCCAGGCCCATTTAAGTTGACAAGCGGTAGCTGTTTTTATTGGAAAATACTTTTTTCCAGACATTAGTAGTCATCATCTCCATCATCGTCATCATACGCAGATTCTTCTTCATCTTCACCTAGGTATTCTTTCAATGCACGTTTGAGATAGCTGTCGGTGCCACCGAACGCTTTTAATTCGCGCTCGACGATGTTATGATCTGCTACTATAGCCAACACATGATCAGCTGCCGCCTGGCGGTCTTTAGGCGCGATATACTCCTTACAAGTCAACCAAACTTCGCCTAATGCATCTAACTCAATACTCATTCTGCTATCTCCTCTTCTGTTTCTTCAACTACTTTTGATTCAGTACTTAGTAGGGTTACATTAGATGATAATTCTTTCATAACCTTATCTAAACAACCATCTTCATTACGTTCCCAGGCTTTGCGGAATTGTTTAATAGTTGTTTTATCAGCAAAGGTATAAACTAAACTGTTGCCTTCTTTCTTAAGCAAGTTTTTAGCTTCTAACATGTCTGTCAGGCCGCTATATGGACTCATACCAGTTTCATACGGAATCTCAACTTGTACACTTTCAAACGGTTTGGCATATCTGGTCTTCATGATCTTACAAGCAGCACGGATACCGTTAACTGTTGTGGTTTTATTACCGTCAGCGTCTGTTTTAAGTTTAAGTTTGCGCATAGCTACAACAATTGAACTTGCGTAGATAAAGCCCTGCCCACCGCTAATCTTATCATCTGGATCAAACATATCTTGTGAAGCGTATGTATGATTAGTACAAACTAATCCAAGATTCAATGTACCAAACATGTTTACACAGTTACGAACAAGTGCTGTAAGTGCTTTAGGTTTACGACCCATGTCACCTTTCATTTCACCCGCTTCAAACTGGTTAACATCTGTTGGAGTTAACATCATACCTAGTGAGTCTAGAACAAACAATACTTTAGGGCGGTCTTCTTCTGGTAGTGTGCGATACTCTTTAACAAAGTCACTGATAACCTTAGCCACATCATCAATCATAGCCATGTTAAGTTTAAGTAGTTTATCTTCGCCTGTATCTACACCAAGTGCGTGTAACCATGCTTCATCAAGTGCGTTTTCTGTATCGATTAAGATTACATAAATGCCTTGCTCTTGTGCGTGGCGTACAATGTTACCTGAACAGATAAATGATTTACCTGCGCCTGATTCGCCTGCAAATACAGTTACTTTACCCATCGGAATACCTCTTTCAAAGTTACCAGATAGTAAGTAGTTTAATGTGTAGTTGCCGGTGCTGATCCAATCTGTCGGATCGTTAAAGCCAATACCTAAGCCTTCAATGCTTTTGGTAATTGACTTTCTAAATTTACTTATATCAAATGGTTTTGCCATATTTTTATCCTCATTGAAATAACAGGGCAAGCCTCAGACTTGCCCGTTACCTTTTCTTATTTACTTACTTTTTGACGATTACGGATAATTCTTATCAATCGTCTGACGATTACGGATCATCGCTAGGATGTCTTCAGCACGTGTTGGAGTTCCACCTGCTGGAGGTGTCGCAACTGGTGCTGTAGGAGCCGCTGGTGCAGCCTCTGCGACCACTGGAGCAACTACAGCTGGCGCAGTTTCAAATTCTTCATCTGCCACTGCTGGTGCGGCTGTTTGTGCTACGGGTATAGCTGATTCAGCTGAGACGATTGTCACGCCTCTTGGTTTGTAGTAATTACCCCAACGTTCTGCGTCATATGCCTGACCATCTACACTTGCTTCAAACATTTCTTTCATGACTTTAAGTTCAACTTCGCTGGGTTTCTTAGGTAAGAAATCTTTCAAGTTGTATAAGCCATGAGTTTCAATCGCCGCAGCTTCTTCTGCTGTAAGTGCAGATTCTTTGCGTGACCATTTTGACGTTGAGTAGTCAGCATAACCACCTTTTGATGTTTTAGTGACTGTAAAGTCTAAACCACCTTGGTAGTCTGTTGGCAAGTTTTCTAACTCTGGATCAAGTAATGCTGATTTGATCAAGTTAAAAATCTGTGGACTAATGATAAACCTACGAATTGGATTTTCTGGTGTCTTATCGTCTGTGATAGGATTCTCACGCACAAAACCTTGGAACAAGTATGATCTTTTCTTCCAATATTTACGACCCATTTCTTCTAAACTTTGGTCCTTAAACCAAGTACGAACTTCTGCTAAGATTGGACATGCTTCGCCCCACATCTCAACGCATGGTACTTGTACAGTGACTGGTTTACTATCTGCTTGGCCTTTAACGCCAGCAAACGGTAAGTTGATCATTGCTCGTTCTGCCCAAAAGAATGTGTTTTTTGTGTCTGCGTCTGGAAGGAATCTAATGCGAGCGTTTGTGCCTTCTTGGATGTTCCAGTGTGCGTAGATAGCGTTGTCGCCACCACTTTGTGAATTACCGCCTGTGCCACGGTTTTCTGATGCTTGTAACTTTGCACGGATTTCTGCTAAACTTGTTGCCATGATGTTATTTCCTTTTTAATTTAAGTTGGTCTTTAATATGCCTAAACGTGTTATGCATCTATACATAATACGCTACTATTATTTATTCCACAAGAGGTATTTTTAATAATTTTTTACCAAATAGGGTAAAATCTCATCAACTAGCCTACGATACCCTTGTAAATTTGGGTGTACTTCGTTCCAATGTTTGTATATTAATTTCAATTTATCTTCAGCGTCAATAGTTAATTGTTTGAATGCAGTTCCAACATTGGACATAAATTCTTTATCGTTGGCCAGCAGTGAATACCATTCTGGATCACTCATATAAACATCTCGTTTGAGTTCTGGTATTAATAGTTTAGTGGCGCTAGGTACAACAGCCACTAAATTACTATATCGTGATATGCTTGGATGTAGTTGACTCCACCCACCAATCATCAGTATTTTTTTATTGTGTTTTACTGCAAATGAATTAAGTCTGGTATAAAATTTATCGAAGTAATTATCAATGATTTCATTTAAAGATGTATACTGTCTTAAGGCTATTATAAACTCCTGTTCTAAAGTTTTCCAACGGGTTTCAGGATCTTCAGGATATTTTTTAGCATAGTAATATCTTTCTCTGAATATATCTGTTTGTAGAAATACTATATGATCAATTGATTCTAAATCAAATTTTACTTTGTCTCTGACGTCTGCACCAAATAAACAACTGCCTGTATCGTGCCATTTGCCTTCTAATCGATCTAACATCAGTGCATTGGCTATGCCCATTTTGCTGATATTAATTACTTCATGTCCCATTTCTGTCAGGATAGAATGTATACCTTCTCCTGTTGCCCTATAAGAGTCACCTTGTCCAGAAAATACTCCAACTCCCCAGCTATCACCTGCTATTAATATACTTTGCATATTCTGTCCGGTTGTGTTGAAATATTGGCATCATTTCTAAATACATTTTTGATAAGTCTGTTAGATTCATCCTACCTAATCTATCTATTTCTTGTTTAATTGCTTCTAATCGTAAATAGATATTTGGTTCTCTATCATACGTTTCATTTATCCAAGGACTAAAAGATTTAAAACCAAATTTTTGAAGTTTGTCTAAACTACCTTGTCCCCCCATTAAAATAAATGGTTTCCCTATATATAAATTTTTAACTGTTTTCTCTGTGATCCAATTAGTTGTTAATATATCAGTTTCAGCAACTATTTCTATAAAATATTCTTTATAAGGTTTGCGTTTTTCTCCTACTATCAGATCAAAATCAAACACACGATTAGGAAAAAGTTGATCATAGACGATCGGTGTGTGTTTATTAGCCCAGATTATGTTGTCATCAAAATTTGATTTGATTGTTCTATCTAACACCACACCCTGCTCTTGATAACTAACGTAAGAATCTTCATTATAGTTTTCAAATAAATGCCTAGCTAGTTCTAATCTGAAAAAAGAACCACGATTGAACCAACATGCAAATTTTTTAGTAAAAGGACCTTGATGTATGTCTATGTTTTTGATATGTGTGTACAGAACCCTGCACCAATATGGAATTGATTCATAATTAATTACTGTGGCATTTTCTAATTCAAAATCCTCTCTGCAGATCACTGCACAAGTATTTTTGTTAAGTTTGAAACAATCAATTATGTTTTTTATAATTTCAATAGCACCAGACTGCTGTAACAGAGCACCATCTTCTGTCAGAAATAAAAATCTTTTATTTTCACCAAATTTATGGCACAGATAAATCAATTGGTCAGAGGCTCTAATAGAACCTTCTCTTTCGTACAAACAGTCAAAATTAACAATAACTACATCTTGTACAAGTTGTATAGGCTGATATCTGTCTGATGGTGGAGTTTTGCAAACTACGCAATTATAAAAACTTTCTAAATCTAACATACATCTACTTATCACTGAAAAAAAAGGCACTATAAAAGTGCCTTTAGTAATAAAATATTTTATTTCAGGCCTGCTAAATTTTTAATGTCTGTCATTGGGTCCGGAACTTGTGTGCTATATTTTGGTTGCATTTTTGGTGTTGCTCCGCCTGTGATTGTTGCTACAAGTCTTTGCCATAATTGTTTAATTGGGCCTGGAGTTTCTTCTACTGGTTTTAAATCTTTAAAATGTACTGCTATTGTTGTACCGTTGGCTAGATCAACTACTAAACTGTTTGAGAAACGGGTCTTCTCTGCTACTTTTGCTACTGTGCCTTTTTGTCCTTCTGCGGGTACATAGAATGTTTGTCCTATAAATGATTGCAGTTTGTCTGATACCTGATCTTCTGTGAATGTATCATCTTCATTTACTAATCGGTCAAATGCTTCTTCTAATGTTTCGTCTTTGCTCATCTTTTCTGTTTCACGGCGTGCTTTATCGCTGAGATTATGGATTTTGCCTATAGGATCTTTCTTCTTGCCTTTAGTTTTTTCCCAATCACCTTCGTGTTCCCAGCCTGTTAATTTGCCTGTTTTAGGATCATATTTGATTGTGTCTTTAGCTTCATTCATATTGTCATCAAACTCTTTTTTAGTTTCCCAATGGTTTTCATCACAGCAACTAAATTTGTCATCGCGTGGTTCACCACAGTATGTACATACTTCTTCATTATCATCAATATCTCGTTCTTCTGTTACTTTATATAAGTCATCAATGTCGCCTAAGTAGCCATCGCAAGCGTGTTCTTCATCGTTTGGACAATCACCTCCGCAATATTTACATTCTTCTTTATCTTCGTTTACTTCTTCTGGATAGTCTACGCCGACTTCACGGTATACTTCGCGTACCATGATACTAACATCGCTCGAACCTATTTCTTCCATTGGTGCATGGAATGATGCTACATCACTTGCAGCATTCATGATACCTTCTGGACCTGCTTTTTTAAGTAACTCACTGTGATCATCGATGCTGTTTAAGATTCTACGTATGATCGCTGATTGTATATCTTCAATATTTGCTAATTGGTCTTCTTGGTTATCTTCTTCGTAGACCACACCATCTATGCCACTGTTGCTTGAGCCATATGTGTTGCCTTCATCTATGTCACTACTTTCGATGTCTTGTTCTGCTGGGTAGTCCGGATCACCTATTTCATTTTCAATCTGTTGATAGATATTTGGTAGATGTTCCTGTAGCCAATCTGCGACTAAATCACCCACATCGTGTTCTGGATCTATTCTTGCTATTTCTTGTATCTTATCAAATAGTTTGTCATCACCAATTAGATTATATAGTGCGTTGGTAGCATTTTGTCCATCAACGCCAGCTGGTAAAGGATTACTTAATAATTCAATTAGTTTATCCACGTCATCGTCGGTGTTAGGAACTGCCCATGTGCCTTCGGCTATGGTATCTGCCCAGTTGACAAATTGTTCTGCGAATTTATTTTCTTTTTTCATATTATATGCCTTGTGTACCAAAGGTAGTGCTTCTTCTAACCGATCGTCAAATGTTCGTTTCTCAAAACGTTGTTTCATTTCTTCTGTATCAATTTCTGGAATATATGAGGTTGATGTTGCTACAAATTGTTCTTTACATCTTTGATACCCTTTCTTACCAGTCATGCGTTTTAGTGTGTTGTTTAATAGACCATGATATTCAACTGCTGCTTCTGCCATTGATTGTGTTTCTGTATCTTCAAATGTGCGATTTCTTGTGTTGTTTATGAATGGTTTTAGTTTAGCACATTCTTCTGCCATTTCACAGATGTGCTGACCTAGGTCATCATGCATACTACCACCATGTTTGACATGTTGTGCCAGAGCACGACCTAGTCTAAGGCTTTTAACTGGTAGCTTGAAGCGTTCACCTTCCTGTGTTTCAAGATAGATGCTGTTGATATTGTGTGTGCGGGCACGGCGATTTTCTATTTCATCAAGTGCTTTAGTATGACGGACTATTAATCGCACAGGACCTTTACGTTCATAGCTAGATTTGCGTGTACCATATAGGCTTTCGCTGATGACTTCATCTTTGTCGTAGGTACTGTCTGCTTTGCTAACCTGTTGTAGGTCTCGATGTTTTAATGTGCTTCTTGTTATATCTCTAGGTTCAAAGCTCAATAGGTTTGATTTAGCGAACCTGCGTAGTTCTTTGAGAAAGCCGTACCAATCATGGCGCTGTTCGTCTGTTAGATCGTCGCTGATATTCTTGCTAAAATAGACTTTTAGGCTGGTTTCATCGATGATGCTAAGGGTTACATTACCAAGATTTTCATCATCTACAGTGTAGTCAAAATTGAAAAAACGTGCTTTTTCAGGATCTTGTGTGGCCTTGGCTTTATCATCACCCAAGCTAACATCCTCAAATCTATCACGGATTTTCTCAAATAGACCTTCTGCGATTTTGTTAATTTCTCTCATGTAAGTATTTATCTAACTAATGAAGAACGGCATGGGCTCAACTATATCTTCTAGGCTGTCTTTCATAGTATAGTCAAGTTGGCTGTCAAAGCTCTGTAGCATCTGTGCCATGCGCACTATAAGGATAAGACTCATTACCAGATCATCTGTTTCGCCTGGTTTAGCCGCATAGCTAGCACCGTGGGCTACAAATGTTTTAAGTTCTGATATTAGTGGACGGCTAACGATCATCATACGCTTGCTTTCTATTAGATTTTTAAGTTTAGCACAGGCAGATATTTTACTGCTGTTTGTAGTATTAAAGCCCTTACGATATCGTCTACCACCACCTATTTTTCTAGGCTCACTTAAAAATATACCTTTGATATTTTCTTCACCGATTTCACTGATACAGACCAATGCTGCTTCGCCCACGGTATTATTTTCTACACTGTAATAAACATTATTGGGGTTGGCATTTTCAGCTAGATATTTGGTAATTTCTGTTAGTATGCCCACCTGTTGTTGTATAGGTGTGCGATTATGTTGCCATTCTGCTACTTGTTTAAAAGTAGGCAACTCAAATACCTGTATACCGGCGGGGTCGCCGCCAGTGCCTAAACTAGGATCCAACGATACTACATAAGTATATTGTGATTCTGGCTTCTTATACCAACGTACCTGTCCTTGTCGTTCTATAGGATCTAATCCCGACATTTCAATTAAATGCCCTGGATTGATCAATGTTTCGTCCCAGATGATGAATTCACAGTCCATCTCACGACGGAAACGTTCATCACCTAGTTGACTACGAGTCTGTACTGCCCATGCTTCGTCACGATCTGGGTGCTCATTCCAATAGCTACGGAACGCTTTAAATCCGTTAATACCCAATTCTGTGGGATTACCAAATTCATCAAATTGTTTGTTAGCGCCTTTCCATAAGGTAGCAAATTGATCTTCATCGCTGTTGGGGGTTGAAGTGATAATACATTTACCACCAGTTGCTAGTGTGGGGCTGATTGAAGTCCAAAATTCACGACCAATGGTAGGGCGGACGAACGCAAACTCATCTGCATATAGTAATGATATACTCATACCTCGACCAGTGTTTTCTGTTGTAGTAGCACTCACTATGCGACTACCATTGTCAAAGTCTATACTACCCTTGTTGTAACTCACAGCACCAGCACGTATAAAGTCAGGCACGCTTTCATAAGCGTAGCGTATACGTTGCATGATTTCCTGTGAGCCTGTGTATTTGTGTGCGGCAATCAGGATAGTGCTGTCTGGCACGAACATCGCGTACCAAAGCAAGTACCCTGCGGCACTTGTTGATTTACCTGTTTGCCGAGGCATCAGTGAGATGCTGAATCGGTAGTTATGGTATGAATGTATTAGGCGTTTTTGATACTCAAATGGTTTATACAACATACGTCCTTGGGTAGGATGCTGTATATAGAAGTAGTTACTCATAAAGTATTCAGGACCCGTAACAGGATCTGCGCACTTTGCGAATTCTCTTAATTGTTCTTCTGTAAAGCTCTCACGTGTATGAGGCTTCTTTACTAGAACGCTGTCTGTACCTTTTGCTGTTGCCATACTATTACTTATCTTGGCAAGATTAGGTTATTACAATTACCAGGGTTTTTCGCCTGTTAGGTATGGTAAACTAAACCATAATTTGAACCATTCTGGAGTGCCAGGTTGGATATTGTGTGTGTTTTGATACTGTATTTTTTCGTTGGCAGTTACGCTCATATTACTGCCTTCGGTGTTGACTGTACCCTCACCTTTGTATTCTTGTAGTCGACCTACGTTTTGTGTGATACCTGCTAGTTGTTTAATTTGATCTAAATCATTCATATTAAACTCCGTATTTGTTACGTTTGGGTTTGGCTACTGGACTGACTTTGTTAATTTTTTCTAATTCTTCACTGCCTTTTCCGCTGTGTTTTCTCACTTTTAGTCCAAATTCTTTACGGGCATGATCGATGATTTCTTGATCTGCAGAACTATAACCTACAGTAACAAATTCACTTCCAATTGGACCCAATTGATCTGTTACATCATCAGGACTTTTTGCTAATGCCATACCAAATCTATAAGCAACATAAGGGTGACTGTTGTTGTCTAAGTATGGATAACTATCCACAGCTGACAGAGATTGTCGAGTTACCTTACGAAACTCACCTCTTTCCAATGCTTCTGTGATGATCTCATTAATTTTCACAGATTAAACACTCCAAAATTTTCTTAGATGTGCTAGAGTTGCGTCTAGATCAGCCTCTTCACTGACGTCACCGTCTTCATCGTAAAACGCTTCTGAAGCTTGCTTAAAGGCATTATTTCTAGCATCAAAAGTTCTGCTGTCAATCATCTCATCATCATAGTCTGCTCTTAGAGCATCATCTGTAAAATCCATAGCCCATTCTAATGTACGGGAATCTGCTTGTGGCGCTAGTAATATGCTTTTTAGACGTTTGTTGGTTAAGTGATCAAATGACTGTGATTCGTATATGTCGTCATCTTCGTCTTCGTTACCGCTGTCAATCAAGATACTGCGTAGGCTAGCTATGCTACCTGGTTGGCGACGATCATCTATGAAGCTTTCTAGGTGTGGTGCTAGGTAACTACGGATTTGGCCACTAAATGGCCCTGGAAGATCGCGTCCATAACGTGCTAGATCACCGGCGATACCTGCAGCTTGATTAAGATGTTCTTCGAGCTGGTCTAGCATATCACTGAGATGTGTTCTATCTACACTATCTTCTTGGATAGGTCGACCTGCTTCGATAGCGTCCATCATCTCAACAAATTCTTTAAGCTCTTTCATATTATGCCTTAACGTCGTTGATCATTGCCTGATAATCATTCCATAGCATATTTTGAATAGCTTCCTTGACTGCCATTGGGTTGTCACCAGGATATTCTTTCTTATACTGACGTTTAGCACGATTTAAATCAGCACCAGCGGGGATAGCAGCATCTGTTCCTGCCACTTCTTCACGTGGTGAGTTTGTGTATTCTACATCACGTTCCTTGGGGCCTTCTTCTGCAACAATTTCTTCAGCCACGGCTGGTTGTGCTTGGATAGCAACAACTGGCATACCACTTAACTTGCGGATTAGATTAACTACATCTTCTTCACCGTTAGCTGTAACGTTAATGTTGATGTCTTCTTTTACTGTATATTTTTTACCGTCCACTTCAAACTCCTTTTTTCCTTCAGCGCGAGCCTTGGCTAATGCGCCTGAGAATTCGTTACCTTCACCTACTTCTTCTTCACCGACCATTACTTCATCTTCGATAGGAGTAGTGTCAATACCTGCAGCTGCTAAAAACATTTCCTTTTTAAATCTTGAATTTTGTTGCTTGAATATGTCTGCATGATACATAGCTAGCTCTGTGCGTTTAGCGATATCCGGAATTGATTTTAGTAGATTAGCTACCATGCGGAAATCTTTGCGTGTCGCAGCTTCATTTAGTTCATCTTCGCTACAGCCCATACCTTCGTCCATGGCTTTTTCATCTTCACAACAGCAAGGATCTGCATTGCATTTTGAGCAACCTGCATAGGTCAATGGACTTGCTGAATCACCTGGTACCATTGGATTGAAGTCTTCACGTGTCAGACCTGCTAGTTTAGCGATTTCTGCTAGCTCGTGTTCTGCATCTATTAGAGGTTCTTCACTGACGAAACTGTTCATTGGTGAGCCACATTCCATGGCTTCTTTGGCTTTGCTGTCACAGAAATGGCTGTATGACGTAGCACAATCACTGATGAAGTCCTCATCATAGTGTACTAACCAACGAGCCGCTTTTGGTGTCAACTTCATTTCAATTAGTTCGTCATAGACTGCTTTAACAAATGCTTCTGAATTAGCATCTAGCCCTGGTTGTTCGTCTGATAAGATACGACCAATAGTTTCGTAAGTATATTCACTGCTTTCTGGATTACGACCTTCTTTGACCATTTTGTGTTTTTTTAATTCTGCTTTAGAATTCTTAATCTTGTCACCAAATCCTGTAGCTTCTTCTACTTGGCCTTTTTTGTGTGCTTTCCATGTTGTAGCATAAGCGATTGCTTTATCTTTACCAGATAAATGACCGTCTTTGCTTAAAGATTTTTTAATACCTTTAACCATACGTTCAGCTTTGGCGCCTGGAGGTGCTACTTCTTCTAATTCGCCTGGTTTCTTTGGAGCCATAACAGGTACTGGTGTTCCTTGTGGGCTATATTTTGTTCCAACTTGTTTATTAGGTTGAGGATTACCACTTGGCACATATTTTGGTGGTGGTGTAACACCCGGAGGTAATGCTTCATCCATCTTATCATGTTTAGCACGTAGCACGGCCATTTTCTCTTTGCTAGCACCTTCACGACCTGCTTTTTGAAGTGCTTTCATGCCTTCTTTGCCATATTTCTTTTTACCTAAGTATGCTTGTAGACCGCTTTCGTCGAGATCTTTATCTTCATCATCTTTTTGTGCGGCACCACCATAAGCACGACCTTTAACAACACGTGAGGATGATTTGCTATCAGAATCACCTTTCTCGGCACGTTCGTCTTCTTGCTTGTCTTTTAATGCTTGTAGGCGTTTGCGTTTAGCAACTGCATCGCTGTCTGGCTTAGCTGGCTCATGATCTTTAGCTGATTTAGCCGCTGATTTCATAGGCTCTTCAGTGTCGCCATCCTTGTCAAGATCTAAAAAGTCTGGTTTTGTATCTTCACTGAATTTTGCAAATCTTTCCATCAGACTTGTTGCTAGTTTGTTAACATTTTCTTGCATATCGTCGGTCCTAAATAAATCACGTTGCCGTGGTGTTGTCATATATTTATAATAATCTGTGCCCTTTAACCCCGGTTGTTGGGTTTGTTGCGGCTGTTGAGCGGGGATCTGAGCTGATTGTGCTTGTTTTGGTGCATTGTAATCGATGTTAGTTTGCTTGGCTTTTTGTGCTAGAGTCTGTGCTCGTTTTATAGCAGTCCTTAATTTACTAACTTCACTCGTTTTTAAAAGATAGTTAACAGTCTTGTAGTCATTTAGATTAGATTTTATTAGATTTTTTAAGAAATCGTTGTCTAACCGTTGATTTTTCTGACCAAGGTATCTTGTGCTTTTACCTATTAAGTAACGATAAAGGGCTTCAACATCTAATGGCTGTAAATGTACTGGTGGATTATCACCAAATTCTAATTTAATCAATGGTTGTGGATTTAATCTAGCATTACTGAGTATTTCCCAATTTTTTCTAGCTATACCAACATCATTGGCCGCTTCTTGAGCTTCAGCAACCTTCTCAACCTTCTTTTGATCATCCCAATCAATTTGTGGATTATCGATGTTTGCAGTGGCAAGTTTTGCTAATCTTTCTTTTTCTACTTCGGCTTCTTTGGCTTTTCTTGCCGCATCAATATCGACTACATTAGCAGCTGGTGTAGGAGCAGTTGCTGGTCTGGTCTGCACTGGTTTGGCAATTGGTGTTTGATCTGGTTCTTCTGGTTCTGGTGTAGTAGCTACAGGTGCTGGAGCCTGAACCTGAGCCTGTGTTTGTGCAATAATATCTTGTGGTGCTGCTTGTGGCTGTTGAGAAAATGCTAATGCGGCCTGAGCCTGTTGTTTGACATCTAATTCGCTGGCTGCTACCTGTTTAGTAAAGTCTTGAAAACGTTTTTCTTGAGCATCATATCGAGCATTAGCATCATTAACTGCCTGTGCTGCTCGAGCAATATCTTGTTGCTGTTTAGCTATGGTTGTTTTGGCTGTATCAACTACTCGTTTGGTTTCTTCGGCCTGATCCCCCATACGTGCCACTAATGCTTCTGTGGGGCTACTAGCTTCAGGATATTCTGCCATGGCTAACTGTAATTCTCTCTTGGCTTTGGCTATCTTGAAATCTGACGAGTCATCGGTTTTGTCAGTTGAAACTTGAGGAGTGTCTTTATACTTGTAGAATTTTTCTTCTAATTTACGGACATCTTCTAGTAAGTCGTTACGAGGATCTACGTTTTCGTATAGAGGTTCAGGTTCCATAGAACTTGTTGGCATGTCCTTTGGAAACTTAGCTAGGATATCGTAGATATTCTCGCTCATACTACCCTTTTGGATTTGGGATAGTGTTTTGTTTGCTACCTACTGGGCTTAATTCGCCAGGCGCTACATCATTTAATGTTTTACCATCAGCAGATTCATTGCCTTCAATTTTAACTTTAGGTGTTTTGTTTAATTCTTTAAGGATAGTTTCTGCACCAGCATAGGCCTTGCTTGCGGCTTTTTGATCTGCATCGGGTGCTGGATAAGGTTTTGTTAATTCTGCATCGCCTTGTTTATATTCTTTAATTTCGCTTTCGCCATCTATGTTCCAACGCCAGATTTCTTCTGGGTTATATTTAGGAACCACTACCACACTGGCTGCAGGGCAACCTAGGCGTTCAGCGACGATACTACGTAATTGTGCATCATTCACTGGATACTTCAATACTGCATCCATGATGTATACTTCACAATTAGGAATGCTTGGGAAATCGATGTCATTGGCTTTTATTGGTAGGCGTTTGGCAGCACTGACGCTTTCTACAGCGTATTTTGCAAGACCAACTTTAAGACCATCTAATTTATCTGCTGGGTCGCAATTAGCGAGTTTGATACGGAATTCATAAGTTTTTTGAACTTCTGAAAGATATTTTAAAAAGTTTTTCATATGTTTATGTCCTATTAGTGTTATTTATCAGATTTACCCAAGATTTGCTTGAGCAATTCGTTGCGATCCAATACTACTGCGCGGCCATCTTCGGCATCAATGATCTTATCACCGTCTGTTTTAGTGCTGTCTTTGGCTATTTGTGCATCTAAACGGGCCTTTTTCAGCTGTAAATCAACCATACGTAGCTTTTTATCCAGCTTGGCTTGCTTGGCTGTAATAGCATGTCCTAGCAGGGTGCCTGCTGTGGCTAGGATGTGTCCGCTGAAGCGTGCTTCAACGTTCATGCCTAGATCAATTAGGTCCTGGAATTTTTCTTTAGCAAGATCGCTGAGATCATCTAGCTCTCGATCGCTGATGTCTAGGTCGTTTACGTAGGGAAGTGCGGCATCAATCTTATCAATGGCTAGATCTACTTCTTTGATGATAGCACGATTTTCTTCAATGCTGGATTTGGCTTCTTCTGGGGTTGTAGCATCAGAAGGTGGTAGGTTAAATAGTTCTTCTAGTTTTTGTGTCATAGTAGCAGTATTTACCGCTTCTGATTTTTGAAGATATCGTATTCGGTAACTACTCTAAAGCGCATGTTATTGGCACGGGCCCAGCTGTCGGCTGCAGCCCACTTGGCCATATTGATTGCTACGCTGAGCTTATCACGATAACTGCGGGCTGATTCCATAGTGGTTTCTGTTGAGGGTTTAACTTCTACTACTTCTGTGTGTTGTTTTTGATTAGCGTCTACATAGACTATTAGGAAATCTGGGACATAGATAGTATTCTTACCGCTAACTGGATTATAATAAGGAATCTTAACACTTTCACTGGTCCAATTTAACACTGCTGGATTATTATCGCAAAAATTCATAAAAGCAAATTCCCAACTACTACGATAAGTGGGTGTGCGTTTTCCCATATATTTTTCTGGATTTTTAACTGTGTATTTTCCGTTAGCGTATTTGGCCATTATGCGAGTATGGTTCTTTGTATGTATTTGCCGGTGCGAGGCCTATTAGTTAATCCTAATAGGCTGGTGCCTACGCGATTGAGATTAAGTAACATGGTCAAGTATGCGTCTAGTTCACTGAGATTATTGTAAGGAACGCTGGGTCCTGGTTTGGCGTATTGATTACCGCTGCTAGACCAAGTTCCTGTTTGAGAATTATATACATCAGTATCAACTGCGTCTTTGTTGGTTTCACTAGAATAAGTCGGACTTGTTAGTCTATTTTTATCGCTGAATTTTTTCAACTGTTCAACTACTGCCAATGGATCTAAACTCTGTTGAATACAAGTATACACAACAGCACCTGCAAGAGTTTTTCCTGTTTCCTTGTCTCCAGTGATCATCTGGAAATAAGCGACCACAGCATCATTTTCGCCAGGCCCGACAGTTGATTGTTGCACATAGAAATTGTTAAAATACTGTTGAGTTTGACTTGTGCCGTTTCCGGTTGGTAGATTTCCTGATGTAGCTGACATATTCTTTATCCTTATACGTCTGTTCGACCTTGATTGCTTGCACCAAAAATACCAGAAGTAGCTTTACTGATACCTTGTTGAACTGATCCGCTGGTTGGCACGAAAATACTGCTCAACGGATTACGACCTTTCATAATACTTTCACCTATCTGGCTCAGATCTAATGCAGGTGCTTGTTTAAGTTGTGTATTTGTTCCTGTAAGTATGTTTGTGGCATTTATTACATTCTGCACTGTGCTGCCCAAATCGCCATTTTCGATACTGTTTAGGATACTGCCGCCAGCACCAATAAGTGCGCCGAGATTACGTAATGGACTTGAGGTTTGATCATAATGGACTTCAGCAAAGCCCAATACTGTGCCATTACTTACAGGTCCTGTGTCATATAACACAGATTCATAGTTCACTGTCATTGAATGTTCCAATGGAGCATACGCACCAGATTCGTGTTGACCGTGTTGAAAAATTTGTATCATTGGACGCATTAGTGTATAACTGCTGAAACGTTTTTGATGTAGACTATAAATCCTTATGCTGGTGATAAACGGAATGTTGCCAGCTAGATCAGTCTTGGGACTGTAACCCCAATTTTGTTGTTGTCGCTGTTTATACTTGCTGTCATCTTTAAAATTCTCAATAGGATAATCACTGTCTCTATAGTAGTAACTATAGTAATTATACCAAAACTTACGGACTATATCAGCACTGTCATCATGGAAGGTAATAGTAACTGGATCATATGTAACTTTTTCCTGTTGGATAGTTTTTCTATTGTATGCATTATGTGTTTTAGTGGCAACAGTAAACTTAGGTAACTGTACCTGTTTGGCCATCAAACCTGTTTCAATTTGACTTAGCTGATCGATATTGGCTATATTTTGATTAACATCAATGAACACATGGAATAGATTATTTAATTTAGGACTAAGTCTGTATAATCCATCAATAAAAGTTCGTGCGGCATGTTGGTAATCGCGAATATTTCTATTAGGTGCTATTGACTGTAATATATCGCCGAAGATATTGTTTTGTGACATAAGCCTTTCCGTTTTATATATTTATCCGGAAAAAAAAGCTCGGTTTTTTACGCCGAGCTTTTTGAGTTGTTTCGTCTGGGTTAACCAGTGATTACTGTGCCTAGTGTTCTTGTTAGTGTAGCACCAATGCCAGATCCTGTAGGTGTTTGTAGTGCGTTATCGTAACGGATAGTTAATGCAATAGTCACTGGATCATTTGTAGCATAGTTAACATCCATATAATCTGTTGTGCTTAGATAGCAACCATACATCTCCCAAGTTTCAAGGATATTAGGAGTATTCGTTCCGTTACCGCCATCAAGGATTTCAAGTAATGTTATAAATTTGTAGTCAATACCTGAACTAGCAGAACTTTGTTCAAAGAAGTCATATTGTTTCTGCATCTGTTCACCAACACGTTTGCTGACTTCACCGCCCGAATCATCACGTAGTTGGCAAGTTACTTCAGCCCAGGTAGGTTTACCAGCTAGATAAACTTTGCTGTTGTAGATAGGAATTTCAATAGGGTCAAAACTCACGCTTGGACGCTTGAACTCCATAACCTGTTTGGTCAGCTCAGTAGTAGGTTGTGTAACACCAAAATTCAAGAAAGTCACGCGAAAGCGGAACTTTAATTTTGGCATTAGTAACCCTTGGCTACTTGCGCTTTGGTTAGTACTTAACGGTACTGTAAAATTTGTTAATGATGCTACTGACATCTTATTTTCCTTTTAATACTATATAAGTATTTATTTTTTTTTACCTAACGCTTGGGGAGGATTGCTCCTCCCATTAAGTGCGTATATTAATTAATAGTCAAAGCCGCACCAGTGTTTTGCAAACGAACTGGAATGTAAATAAACTCAATCGCTTTAACTGGTTGTATTGCAATATCAATCCACAACTCATTGTTATCAATTCTGATAGGTGTGTTGTTAGTTTCGTCGCAAACTACCAAATAGTCATAGATTGCACGTTTAGCAACTAGGTCGTTGAATACAGCGTTGAATGCTGATGCAACCTGGCTACGTGTAATCGTATCGTTTGGTTCAAATATAAATGGGCTTGCTATACGAGCTAGAACAGTTCTTAAGTATACCACTAGACGAGCTACGTTGATACGATCCATTGCACTTGCCTGTGCTGCTCTTGTTTTTTGACCATAAGCTACTAAGCCAACACCAGGTAGAATTGTTATCGGATTTACTCTGTCACGATATAATACATCACGTAGACCAACCGTTACGCCGATACTCTTAAATGTATTGTTGTCTGAGGTATCTACATAACCAATGGCTGTAACGTTATCTATTAGACCACGACGTACACCAGCTGGTGCAAACCATGGATAGCTCACTGCATCTGAACGGATGATCGTTCTTAACATCATATGACTTGGAGGAACTACAACACTTTCACCATCTAAGTTAGTAGCTAGACCGCTTGGATAGTAAACACCTAGGTATTCACTGTTACTTACCAGGCCTTCTTCGCCATTGTCTACTGCTAGGTTAGTGTTATTAGCCCAAGCATTGAGTGTCGTTGAATCACTTGGTAAATCTATTGGACTATCACCAATGATAAATGCAGTGTTAGTGCGATCATTGTTTAAGGTGATCATGTCTTGGATTAGTTCTGGGTATCCTGGGCAGCAAATCAAGTTAAACTGTGTCTGTTCTTCACGTAGTGCTGTGCTAGAAGCAATAGCTGATTTAAGTGCCTCAACAACTGTTGAACGTTGTGCTTTAGAACCAAAGTATGGAACTGCTGTTGTAGGATCAACACCGCTTTGTGTGAACCATGTTGCAGTTTCTGTACCAGTAACTGTTGCTAGTTGAGCACTTGTAAAACCTTCGCTTTCAAAGCGTTTAACATTGTAGCCTGAACGACGAGTGTTAAACAATAGTGTACCACGAGCATATAGTTGATATGCTGGACAATCTGGATCTTTATAATTGCTAGTGATCAAACTAGAAATAGTTGGTAAGCTACCTGTAATAACATCAACGTTGCCTGTAGCTGACCAACGTGCATCTGCGAATACGATACCGTCGGCACTGACGTCATCTGCATTATCGATAAGAACCCAATTATTTACTGCACCACCACCACCATTAGTTGTTGTGTAACGATAGATAACAGGATAATTAGCAAGATCAGCGTCACTTGTGCTAATCCATAAATCACCAGCTACTAATTGGCTTGTACCATCACTTTGTGTAAGTGGTTGGCTAGCTGAAAAAATTGGACCATTTGGATCTGTTGCTGTTAAGTCAGCACCACGTGCATCATTGGCTACGTTACGATAACCTTTCCAACCTGCTCCGTCATTAATCATGATGTCAGCTACTAATGGGTCGCTGTAATACCATAATGTGCCATCACGTGGATCACTGTAAGGTGCTGTTGCTGAATATGTATAAGTTAATGGTGTCCATGGACTAGCTAAGTATGAAAGACTTGCTACTAGTTCTTGAACATGTGTAGCATCATTTAAACCAGCTGTGTCCATTGGAGTACCGACTAGTTGAAACCATGCAATAGTGCCACCTGCTAGATGACTAACAAAAACTTGTCCATCTGCATTAATACCTGCTGTAATATTTGGTAAGTTTGCTGCTAGAATAGCACTTACTAACGTTGTAGCTGGTTGTGTAGTACCACTACCTCCAAGTGTCACTGTTGCTGTGCTTAATGTTGAACTACCAGGCTCGCTAACTGACATAGTAAAGCTATCGTTAGCACGATATGTTAATGCTGCGCCACCTGCCACTGTGCCTTTGATTGTTAAAATACCTTGAACATTTTTAATATAAGGTTTGAAAGTTGCTGTGCCGTCTTTGAAATATGCATCATATTGTACATATAGTGCACCTGCATCAAGGCTTGCACCGCCCCCTACTGGATCTAGTCCGTAGATCGCAGCACTGTCATTTAAATATAGTGGAGCACTTAATAGTGTGAAACTGTCTAATACAGCACTGTATTCTTTGATCGCCCAGCTAGCACCGTTACCAGTGGCTGTTGTTTTAAACCATACAGAACCATCTGGACGTGGAGTTACATCACTGGTTCTCCAAGCTGGGGGTGCTGTATAACCAGCAAATTCAACAGTTGGACCATTGTATGAGAAAGTATTACCACCATCACTAATACTGCCTAATGGTGATTGTAAGAGTCCTAAATTAGCTGAACAGTCAACATTTGAACCAAGTAATACTGAACCTTTAGTAATTGTTAGTTCTCCTGATATACTTGTAGCTGTGTCAATAGTACCACGTAGATTACCAGCTGCATTACTGTAAAGGATTGTGCTACTGTCAACAAAAATTTCTAATTGTGTACTTGAATTTACTCTAGCTGTAACCCCTCGAATAGAGGCTCCATTAATTGCTATATTTGCCGCATCAGCTGTAGTACCACCAACTGTCACAAGATTACCGTTAATAAACAATTTACTACCGTTTGTTACTGTTGGACTTGCTACATTACCTGTAATTGTTGGGACTACTGCCATCCAACTGTCACTACCTACTAAAGTCCATGCATTTTTATAACCTTTGTAGTAAATTGGATTATATGAACTTGTAGAAACTACAGCGTAATCACCAATGCTACCATAACTTGCTAATGGTACACCATTGCTTAAATAACTCGTTGATGTAATTGTAGACGGAGGTGTAAGTGTAAATCCATCTTCTTGGGTCCACTCATAGATACCATAATTTGTAGTGCTAAGATCTAACCAGTAAGTACCATCAGCTGCACGACCAGTTGGCTGTGTGCCTGAACCTTCTAGCTGTGCTAGGTCGACGTTTGCACGTTGAACATACATTGTATTTGTTACACCTAATGCGCTATATGCAGCTAATAGGCCGTATTCGTTACGTTCATCGGCGTTTATTGGATTATCGTTTGCATCTACAGCAAAGAAGGGTGTGCCAAAATAATTTACTAGATCACGTTGGCTGGTCACTGTGATGATCTTTTCGGCATTGGCTATGGTTGTGCCATCTGCAAGTGTATCACCTGGAGATAATTTGTCTTGTGCTGTTGCAAGTATAACCAAGGGTATTGAACCAGCTTGGGTTGGTGCGTATTGGCTTTGATCGATGATCGTTACCTGAACGCCTGGGGAAACTAATGATACCATAATATGAGATCCTCTAAATAGGTTACTTTAAACTATTTATAATTATTTAAGCAAATATATGGTATAAGGTGCCCTTTGAAAGGTTCGCTTGCTAGACTAAGCTAAATAGCTGTATGGAATATCGAAAAATATGCGAAATCTGTGGTAAAAAGCCGGTTGCAGTCAACTATAAGATGCATGGTAAGATTTACTATAGATCTAAGTGTGATACCTGTTGTAGAAAGAAGCGTAACAAACCAGCACCTAAACCTCGTTGGATGTTAACCGGCTACAAAAAGAAACCGCACTGTGAAAAGTGCGGATTTAAAGCTAAGTTAAAACAACAACTATTTGTCTATCATATTGACGGTGATCTAAACAATTCCAGCGTGACTAACCTCAAAACAGTATGTGCTAACTGCCAATATGAAATTGCTCGAGAGGGATTGGGGTGGCGTCAAGGAGATCTAATTCCTGACTATTAGTTATGCTCATTTCGATCTGATTATAAAGCTCGTCTAGTGTGCCGTCGTTATTTAAAGTTATATCAAATTTAGTTCCAACCCAGGCTGTTTCACTAGCATGGATACCTAGTTTTTCAATATTGTGTTTGCTTAGAGCCCAGTTCATATTGCGATTAGGTCCTCGATTCATGCTACGAGCATCATCATACCATTCGGGCTCTGGACCACGCTTGATACGCACAACTTTGCCGCCTGCATTACGTATGGCTTTGATCTCATTAGGAAAGCGGCAATCCGTGATAACGATGTCATCTGTTGACTTGCGTAGGCGATTTTCCAAGCTAGCTACCCACATGTCATCATGGAATCCTTTGCGGACTACTTCTGTTCCCCAATACTGTAGGACCCAGCGTGGAGTGATTTCCTGCTTTAACCGCTTGCTCCACCATTCATCTTTGGTTTCACGCCATTCCCTAGACTGTTTACTACGACCTTCCAGCATTTCGCGATTCCACCCAAAAACCTGTGCCACAGCATCTTTAAGGCTGTTAGCAAAGCTCTCGCGCCTGAATCCATGGAAGTTAACTAGATAATCTGCGACTGTGTCTTTACCACTTCCGATAAAACCCACGATACCGATGACTTGACTCATTGAAATCCCCTTGATTGTTACTACTATTTTACGAGAAAATTGTGTGCGTGTCTAGACTTTTTAGCCCATTAACCAAGTTAATGGTTGACCACCGTCTACATAGTTCCTGATTTCTTCATCAAGTTTATCTAATAGAGCTTGGCCTTCTTGTTTGAGTGCTGTACCGTTTAGGCTAGTGCCGCCTTGTGGGCCTGCGATTGATGCAAATTTTTCACGTGCTTGACCTATACTCATTGATGTTAAAGCATAAGCGTAGTCCTGGATCCATGGAAATACCTGTGGGTCGTTAAGTAACATGATGTCTGGTTTATAGTTATATAAATGTAATAACACTGTTTCTGTAACAGCATTATCTGGGCTACTAGGTGAACTAACATAGGTTGAGGCTAGGGCCATGTCATTAACCACCGTGGCACCTAGTGCTGCTGTATTTAAGAATGTAAAGATTTGTTGCGTTGGATCTACGCTAGTAATTGTGTATGTTCCGTTATATCCAGCAACTGGACAATTGGTAATACTTACTGTGCTACCTACGCTAACTCCTTGCCAAGGTCCTTGATTAGAAATTTGGAATGTAACTGTACTACCTGGTGCTGTCCCACTGGCTGTTAAACTTCTTAATCTAAGTGTAGCGCCTGCACCTTGGAATGGGATTTTGCGAACTAAAGTCATTTTTTTAGTGACTTTATTCCAAGTAAAGTTCATAAAACCACCAAACATCTTCATAGCAAGTTTTTGATAGTCTACAAACAATTCATAATTAGTTAAGCCACCCACTCGTCCAGCTACCAACATATAAGTGTTCAAGTAGCCACTTGCAAATGGTTCAAATTGGCTAGCTGTGGTACCTGTTACACTACCGATACCACGACGATAAATTGCTTTAACATCCATGACTGTGTTAGGTAGTATGTATTCTTGTGTTTCGGGATATAAATCTAAAAATGCATAACTTTCTTCTACTGAGTTACTGCTCTTTTGTCGATAACGGATCAGTGCTTGTTTAATACCCATGTCAAAGTGTTCTTTATCAGCTTCAACATCGATCATACCATACCCTAAACGTAGGCGTATATAATCAACGATGTCGTTTTGTAGGCTTTGGACTGTGGTTAACTGTGCTTGTAGATTAGCATCAAACGCTATATGTCCAGAACCCGAACCCGTATATGGATTATACAAGCTCTCAGTTTGCATACTGAGAGTCGCTGTTAAGTTACCGGTTGCTGAAACGTTTGCTGGAAGTAAAGACATTTAAATTATCCTGTTATCTTGTATTTATTGCCGACAACAGGATAAGTTTGGCTTTACGCTACCTTGAGGGGATTAGATTACCTTAAGTAGGATAGTATCTGCGTTGATACGTCCATTGAGTTTAATTTCTGTAGTTTTGATATTATCTAAGAACTTGCGTAGTTCTACTTTATTACTGGCTAGGAATGCTTTAACCTGTTCTTCAGGTTTACGCAGGGTTTTTTGTGTGCTCTTAGTTTCACTAAATCCTGTGATACTTGTACCTTTAACTCCGAGCACGCCACCTTGGTCTTCTGCTACATATCGACCTAGTTTACGATTTTTAACGTTATAAACCCATAACTGTTCTGCACCAACGATGTCCACTGGATTGATTGATACCAGTTTCATACCGGCATCTTGTTTAAGATATTTCAAGCCACGGACTAGTTTTTCTTTAGCTGGCGGTTTACGTACTGCGGCTTTTTTAGTAGCTTTCTTAGTCTGATTGTAAGCAGTCAGATCGGCAAATAATTTGTCATAGAAAGCATCATAGCGTTTATAGTCTGCGGCTTTCATATAGCTGTAAGCGTCTTTAAGATCTTCATCTTTGGTTGTTCTTGCTTCACGCACTTCTGCACAGCGTGGTTCAAACACTGCTGATATCTTACCTATCAATACCTGTGGAACATTGTTTTTTGTTAGGTATTCATAGGCTTTAGGATCCACAGACTCACCTGTATACAAGGCATCCTCGAGCATTTCAAAATAAAGGATATGCTTTTTAGCCACTTCATTCATACGGTCTTGTATTGTCGGAATATAGACTTCTGGTTTCTTTATTTCTGGCTTAGCTTCAAAATCTTCATCGTTGTCTGCTTTTAAAGTCAATACTTTCTTGACCGCTTCTAGGATATATTCTACATGACGATCACGCAAGGGCATGCCACGCTCATGTGCTTTGATCAGGGCGCAAACTGTAAATGGAGTTAGACAATCTGCACTGCGTTGATAACGATCAATAGTAGTTTTATCTAACTTATGTAAACCTTCGCTACCTTCATGCTGACGTAGCCAAGCTACTACATACTTCTTAAGATCTTTGGTGCTGTAGTAGTAATTGTAATAGCGTAGGCTTTGGCTCT